CCTGTATCATCACTTGAGTATGTGGAACAGTTAACACCAACAGTATCCATTGTTATTGATGGTGAAAGTTTTGACGTACATACAGAAAACAATATCTACACAGTACACGGTAGATATAAAGAAATACGCCAACAAGCTGCGTAAGAGGCTTAAATCTTACAATCAGTTGGCTACTCACTCCCCACGCCCGACAGTGTGGCTACAGTGGCCCCAACAAAAGGAAATACAATGAACGATACAATTATGGCTGAAGAAATGCAATCACAAAAGAAAGTTGCATTTGCAAATCGTAAATACACTAATGAAGAAAAACGTGAACGTGAAGAAGCAGAACTTGCTGAACTGTTAGAACAGCAAAAAATGGCTAAAGAAGGTAAGGTAGAAGAACAAGAAGAAGAAGAACCTACCAGTGCAGAAGAGAAGACGTTTAAAAAGCGTTACTCCGATTTGCGCCGACATCAACAAAAACAGGCTGAAGAGTTTAAAGCTGAACTAGATGCAATGAAACGGCAGCTAGAACAAGCTACTAAAAATGAAATGAAACTGCCTAAGTCAGATGAAGACATCGAACAGTGGGCATCAGACTACCCAGATGTAGCAGCTATCGTTGAAACAATTGCTATGAAAAAGGCACGTGAGCAATCTACTGCTCTTGAAGAACGCCTTAAAGTAATTGATGAAATGCAAATTAGTGCTACAAAAGAAAAAGCCGAAGCAGAACTAATGCGATTGCATCCTGATTTCGATCAGATTCGTGACAGTGATGAGTTTCATACATGGGCGGATGATCAGCCTAAGTGGGTGCAAGATGCACTGTACGACAACGACAACGATGCACGTTCTGCAGCAAGAGCCATTGACTTGTACAAATCTGACATGGGTATTTCTACTAAGAAAGCTAAGTCAGATAAAGATGCAGCTAAGTCTGTAGCAACAAAGAATAGTCGCAGCAAGCCTCAAGAAGACGATACAGGTTCGTTCATTAAAGAGTCTGTTGTGCAGAAAATGTCCCCTCAAGAATACGAAAAAAGGGCAGACGAAATCATGGAAGCTATCCGCAGTGGAAAGTTTGTCTATGATGTATCTGGTTCAGCTAGATAAATTAAATAAAAAAGAGTTGACAAATAGTTAATAATAGATATAACTATAGTCAGACAAGTGTAACTAAGGTAGCTCCTTGGTTACATAAGTCATCCGCAAACATCAATACCCCTTTCGGATTACCTGAATAACATGGCCTACTAAATACATCGGCGGCCACCTTTGTATGCAGTACACCCTACGTTAGTCAGCCTCTGCTAAGAATTGTAATGTTTGCATCTGTGAACAATGCTAATAATAGGAGATATTACAATGGCATTTGGAAGTGCAGTAGGTTGGACTAACCTACCAAACGGAAATTTTTCACCAGTAATCTACTCCAAACAGGTGCAACTTGCTTTCCGCAAGGCCGCTGTTTGTGAAGGGATTACTAATTCCGACTACTTCGGTGAAATCGCTAACATGGGCGATTCAGTGAAGATCATCAAAGAACCTGAGATTTCAGTTTCAGCATACCTTCGTGGTACAACAATCGTTCCACAAGCAATTGACGATGCTGACTTCTCACTGACAATCGACAGCGCAAACTACTTTGCATTCAAAGTCGATGACATTGAAGAGGCGCACAGCCACGTTAACTTCCAGTCTTTGGCAAGTGACCGTGCTGCATATCGTCTTGCTGACCAGTATGACCAAGATGTTCTTGGCTACTTGTCAGGTTACTCGCAGTCAGCCCTGCATGCAAATGCAGACACCGTGAACACAACTGTTAACGGTTCAAAGGCAAATACCGCTGCTGGTTCAGACGAATTGCTTGCAGCTAACAAGCTGGACGCATCTGACTTCAACGGCGGTGTTGCTGCTCAGTCAATTGGTATCGTGCCTCGTGCCGGTACTTCTGGCGTACCTTCAGCAACTGGTACTGCTAACCCACTGCAGATCATTGCACGTATGGCACGTAAGCTAGACGAGCAAAATGTTGACAGCCGTGGGCGTTGGATTGTGATTGATCCAGTTCTGAAAGAAATCCTGATGGACGAAGAGTCACGTCTCCTTGACGCTGACTTCGGCGGTTCAGGCTTGCAGAACGGTTTGATCCTGAACAACTTGCATGGTTTCCGTGTGTACGTGTCTAACAACCTGCCTATTCTTGGTACTGGTCCATCAACTACTGGTGGTACTAACGCTACTAACATGGGTGTGATTGTAGCTGGACACGACTCAGCGGTAGCTACTGCAGAGCAGATTAACAAGACAGAGACATACCGTGACCCTGACAGCTTTGCTGACATTGTTCGTGGCATGCATCTCTATGGTCGCAAGATTCTGCGTCCAGAGGCTCTTGTCAACGCTGTTTACAACCTCGCCTAGTGATAGGTATAGTAAGAGAGTGGGAAAACTGCTCTCTTACTTTTTTGTTTTAATTGGAGAATAAAAAATGTCTGCAAAATCTGATTACTTGGAGAACGCCATTCTGGACCACGTGCTTGGTACGTCAGCATTGTCTTCTTCAACTGTTTACATTTCATTATACACATCCGATCCGGGTGAAACTGATTCAGGTACAGAAGTGTCTGGCAATGGTTATGCAAGACTTACTGCTTCGTTTGGTGCAGCTAGTAGTGGTAGCGCAT